GCTGCCAAGATCCCGAAATTTGATCAGTCATAGGATTCAAAATCTTGCCATGCACGCACGTTTGAGAGAAGAAAACAATGATTGAAGGCGTTATTGTAGGTGCATTGATAGCTTTGATAAGTTTTTGTGTGGGCGTTATTATAGCTAAATTATTAAGACTTTAAATGCCCGTAATTAGCAATACAGAGCGCGTTTCTAGAGATATTATCGCCTATCTCTTCGGTGTGCATCCTTCCACCGTATCCCGATGGACGAAAACCGGATTTCCTCGCAACAAGGACGGCACTTTCGATCTTCGCACCTGTATCACCCATGCCCTGACAGCCGCCGAGGAGATGGTTGGACAGGAAACGAATATGGAGGCGGCGGAACAGGCCATTGTTTGGCTGGCAAAATTCAGAGAACAACGGGCAAGATTATCACAACTGGAATGCGAACGGCTTGAAGGTACGCTTGTGGTGGCTGCCGATATGGAAAAGGCCATCTTTGAGCTTGCCAGAAAGACTAGGGATGCGCTTTTGAACATCCCCGCTCGGCTGGCTGCCATTTTAGCCGCTGAATCTGATCGAAAGCGTGTCGAGGAAATGCTTGATATTGAGATGAGAAAAGCCCTTGAGGAATTGCCCAATGTCACTGCAAAAGGCTGAAAGAATTGCCGAGCATATCTGGCGCGAAGGATTCAAGCCAGATCCCATTCTCACCGTTTCCGAGTGGGCGGACAGGCACAGAAGGCTGCCGAAACGGTCAAGTGCGGAGCCGGGTCCCTGGCGGACGTCCAGAACCCCGTATCTGAGGGAGATTATGGACTGCCTGTCTGTTCATTCGCCTGTAGAGCAGATCAAAGTGATGAAAGGAACACAGCTCGGATTTACTGAGTGTGGTAACAATTGGTTTGGCTATACGGTTCATATAGCACCTGGGCCCATGCTGATGGTTTTCCCAACCGTCGATCTGGCCAGGCGACATTCAAAGACAAAGCTCACCCCGACGATCAAGGATACGGCCATATTAAGAGAAAGAATCAGAGAGGCACGATCCCGGGATTCCGGCAATACGATTCTTGAAAAAGACTTTCTTGGAGGTTCAGTGCTGTTGACCGGAGCGAACGCAGCGACCGGATTGCGTCATATAAGCATTCGAAATCTGTTCATGGATGAGATTGATGGTTATCCTCAGGACGTGGAAGGGGAGGGTGATCCAGTGGGACTTGCCACAAATAGAACAGATGCCTTCTCGAACCGGAAAATTTTCAAAATCAGCACGCCGACGATCAAGGATCGCAGCCGAATCGAGCAGGAATACGAAGAATCAGACAAGCGACACTATTATGTGCCATGTCCTCACTGTAAGCACATGCAATGGTTGAAATGGGAGCAGATCAAGTTTGAGCATGAAGAATATCGTCTTAAAAACACTCCGCACTATGAATGCGAAGCGTGTAAAAAACCAATCGAGGAGTACCACAAGACATGGATGCTGGAAAACGGAAAATGGATTGCGGAAAACCCTGGCCATGAACATAGAGGCTATCATCTATCTTCACTTTATAGTCCCCTAGGTTGGCTTTCTTGGACTGAAATAGTCAAAGAATTTCTCTTGGCTAACAAGAGATTCAACGAAACCGGAGACAAAACATTGCTCAAACGTTGGCGCAATACGAGACTCGCCTTGACCTGGGAAGAATATCAACAGATCAGAAGTGAAAATGAAATTTTAAGGCTTTGTGACGAACGCCCTCGTGGAATTGTGCCTTCTGAGGACGTGGTGGGATTAACGGGTGGCGTGGATGTTCAGGATAACGGGTTCTGGTACGTGATCAGGGCATGGGGTGAGCACCTTGGCAGTTGGTTGATTCGGGAAGGTTTTGTTGAGACCTGGGAACAGCTTGAAACCGTGTTGTGGGGAAGCCGATATAAAGATGTCGAAGAAAAAGAATATGTGTTGAGATTGGTTTTTATCGATGCCATGGGTCACAGGACAGCGGAGGTTTATGATTTTTGTCGTGGCAAGCAAGGAATCAGGCCGATCAAGGGCGAACAGCGGATGGCTTCCCCGTACAGCGTGACCAAGATCGACGTTTATCCGGGCACCAAAAAACCGATCCCGGGGGGTGTGCGGCTTTACCGTTTACATTCGAACTATTACAAGGATGAATTGTCCAATCGATTACAGATCAATCCTGCCGATCCCGGGGCTTTCCGGCTCCATGCGGAAACAACTGATGAATATCCGCAGCAGATGATCGCCGAATACGTCAGTGAAAAAGGAGTGTGGGAATGCAGATCGGGGCGGGCTAACCATTACTGGGATGTTGAATACATGGCATTGGCGGCTGCAGATATTCTGGGATTTCGCTATGCGAAGCCGAAAAATGGAGAGCCAAAGGGACGGCGGAAAAGAAAAATCATCGATAGAGGAGTAAGTGCGTAAACCCAGCCCTAAAATCGTCTGGGCTGTGGAGGGAATATGTGAATATTGCGGAATATCGAGACAGACGTTTTATCGTCTGATCAAAACGCGACGATTACCCGCAACGATTATAGAGGGGAAGTGGTGTGCCCACGCGGATAATTTGGAGGAATTTTTCAAAAGTGGGACCAGAACCCCGCCACCCATGGAAAAGATAAAAGAGAATGTCGAATTGTAAAATTTTTCGACACTAAAAGTATCCAATTTTTATAACTATTTAATTTCACTGTGTTTTTTGCTGTAAGATTTCTCGACACTCCGCTATTTGTAGCCTATTTCTGGAATGTTTAATAATATCAATTGGTTAGTTTGGTTGGGGTGTCGGATTTCTTTACATTTTTTGCAGCTTTAAAATGCCCCCTTCGCAAATCGTTGATACACATATATCTGTTGTTACTATAATTGGCATATATCTTGCTTATCTATATAATAGAGATAACAAGAAAGGAGAAGGCAATGACCATAACCCCAGAAATTAGAGAAACCTTAGAAAGAATGGCAAGGGCAAATTACAAAAACAACATCGAAATTGGGGACACCTTGATTTCTCCCGCCATGAACGCCACTGTAACCGGGGTTGAGTATATTGAGACACACCATACACATGAAGTCACAATTGATGGACAAAAAATTGGTTACGGAAAGCTGGATAAGATAATTACCGCAGGACAAATCAAACTTGTCAAAAAAGAAGGATAAGGCAATGACTAGAACAATTAAGGAGGTGAATCATGAGACTATGTGACATATGTGGCAAGCCATTGCAAGGTGGCTATGGACGGGATGGCGCAATCGTATGCCGAGATTGCGAGCCGGTTCTTAATGCAGAAATCGAGAAATTGCGAGAGCAGGGCAAACCTGTGAACGCCCTGCACATCGCCAGGCGGATCTATCGGGAGACATATAGTGGCGGTGATTATCTTCTGCGCGATGTGCCCGCAAATCTAATGACCCGCGCAAAGCATCGAGCCATAGACGACGGGTGCTCTGTGCGAACAATGCTCATCAGGGCGCTCACGGAATACGTGGAGCGGAATAGTAAGGAGGGGGAGTGATGAAGATAATTACGTGTTGGCCGACCTACAACAGGGTCGGTGACAAGGAATATCACGGGATAGCAATTAAAGGGGGTAATCCTAGCTCAAAGAGACGCTTCAAACTGTATTCTGAGCAAACCCTCACGGAGGAGCAGGTTAAAACTATGCTACACTTGCTAGACTCGCTACACTACGACGAGAAGGGAAATTTGAAACTTCCAGAAAAATAACAATATATCTGCAACGAGCCCCTCTTCGGAGGGGCTTTTTATTGATTTTTTCCAAAAATCTACGCCAAAAAATCGCATCAGAATCGCATCTAAGCGATAATAAAAAGTGGATATATAGGATAATAGGCACCATTTCATACATCAGCGGAAAAGATAAAAGAAGGCATCCAATAGCATATCTTAAAACCCTTGTCAAGCCCCTTTTTTAGTTCATAGGACGTCAGTTTTAGTTCATACGACGTCATTCTCCGTTCCGAGCCAAAAACCGATGTTATGATTTTTGCCGTATGGCAGGAATCACGCTCGCACAGGCGGAAGTTCAACTTGCCTTGTGGTTGGCTGCTGATGCAGCAGTGGCCACAGGTCAATCCTATACTATTTCTGGTCGCTCTCTTACCCGCGCTAATGCACGGGAAATCCGAGAAAACATCACGTATTGGGATAAGCAGATCAAACGCCTGACTCGTGGCGGTATTCATGGCAGGGGGGTGACACCATCATGAGCCTGAATCCCATCCAGATCAAGGGTCGACAAGGCTCTATCACCATCACTCCGAATCTAGCCGATAAGGTTGTCAATTATTTCTCTCCTCAAAAGGCATTGGATCGCATGAGGGCCAGAACCCACATGGCGATTATCGGCCAGTATGTGGGGGCTTCGAAGAGTAAGCGGTCTTTGATGCAATGGAGGGCGACGGCTGGATCTCCCGATAGCGATGTACTTTGGGATCTCCCGACGTTGCGTGCTCGGTCCCGGGATATGATCCGCAACATGCCATTGGCGACGGGGGCGGTCAATACCGTTTGCACAAATGTCGTCGGTACAGGAATCAAACTGCAA